GTAGGTAACAGAACTATCGGTGATACAATTATGACTCTGCCAGGTGATTCGTTTGGCGGAGTTAATGGCGTTGACGACATGGTTGTTAACGTGGCCAGTGTATCCTCTGCGGCAGGCAGTGAAGACGATCACATGCTGGTTGTCAAGTACAACAGCGCAGGAGCAATACAGTGGCAAAAGGCCATATTGTTTGACGCAGGCCTTGACAGTACTGGAGCGGACGCTGACATCGACAGTGAGGGTAACGTCTATGTCTGCGGACAATACGAAGTCAACGAGCCTACTCTATCCGGTGTTTGTATGAATTTAGTTAAATTCAACAGTGCGGGTGTCAAACAGTGGAGTCGTCGTGTAGAGGGTGACTGTGGATCAATTGCTACCAGCATAGTGGTTGGTGCTGATGACAAACTTTATCTGTCTGGTTCACTGTTCAGTTCAACTGTGCCTAATCCAGGGCCTGGCGATCCTATTGACATTTCCTGTGTAGTGGCCAAGTATAATCTAGATGGCACAGTAGTATGGCAAAGACTATTAGATAATACAGAGTTGCTTTCAGTCAGTGGTTCCGACTTCTTGTCGGAGCAAGGCGGCGGAAGTAACCTAGCGGTCAAACAAGATTATGTAGCACTTGCCGGTGGCTTTGGGACAAATCCAGGCGACTTCCGTGCTCTAATAGCACAGTTGCCTGCCGCAGGCGACCTATTCACAGTGAGCGTCTGGGATTTCAAAGCCTCAAGTCTTACTGGTACATTAAACACAGGAGCCAGCGACATCACAGTGGTCAACGCAGGCAAGACTGACACTGACAATATTTCAAACATAACCGTGGCCACTGTTACACCAACCGTTGACAGCAGTGCTTTCCTAATAGGCACACTGTATTCAGCACCCGGTAGCAACAACAGTTTGGTTAACAACGGCAATCAACTGGTATTAGAATCAACTGGCACTTTAACATTACCAGCGGGTGGCACTATCTCAGAAGGGTACGTTACCAGCAATCCAACTATTCAATTAACTCCTGATAATCCAACTGTGGTCAGTCAGAAGTTGGTGATCAAAGGCGGTGGTTCGTACCCAAACACAGAAAACGGTATTTACTTAAACACCTATACCATTACTTGGGCAGTGTCTACTGCTGTTGAATTTTATGTGTATGATCCAACCCGTGCTAATGAAACGCTCTACTGGTGGATTGTGCCTGAAGGAAGCGGCATATCCACAACAATGTCGGGCACGGTAGCGTTGGATGGCATCGGTGACGGTAATTTTACTTTCACATTAGACAGTGACGCTTATGAATTTAGAGTTCGTGTATCACCTGAAGACAACAACTACGACCCTAATAATACAGGTGTTGAATCAGTATTGATCAACGGTGACGAACCCACCTTTGAAGGTGAGCATCACTTACACTTGACCACAGGCAATTTAGAAGTGACCAGTATCTTCTTGGGCACTGACAATCACAATGTGCGTACTACAGTTGATGGTGGAATACAAGTAACAACAGGTGGGCAATTTAATATCTGTACTATTGACAATGCGGGAAGTGGATATACTAGTGGTACTACAATCCCAGCCGCAACAACAGGTGGTACTGGTACGGGAATGACTGCGGACTTTGGATATGGTATAGAAGGTCAATTAGTCAGTGTTTCCGTAAATAATCCCGGCACTGGCTACACTAACGGGGACGTTATAACTGTTGGTGGCGGTACTGGCACATTTGTATTAACTCGATACAATAACCTTGCTAATCAAGGCAACAGTAATAGTTTCCAGTCGGCCTGGAACTTTAGCGCAGATGGCGTATTAACATTCCCGGATGGTACTAGTCAAACTGGAGTGTTTACTGGCTATGACTATGAAATTCACGTTAGCCAAACTGACGGTGATGACACCACTGGCAATGGCGACCTGCTTAAACCAGTAGCATCCATCACCAAGGCGTTGACTTTGATAAGTGGGCAACGTAGAACAATTGTTATTCATCCGGGTAGCTATACTGAAAGTCCATTAATCACCACTCAATACACAGTCTTAACCACATTTGAACCATTGGGTGGGAATACTGCGATTATTGGAACAGTCAGTACATCTGTGGGCTGTACAATTACAGGATTAACAATTGAAAATCTTACCATTACTGCTGGTACAGGTGTTGGAGTTCCTAATATTATTAATTGTAATATAAGTGGAACATTAACTAAAAGTGGAAATGCCGCTTTTACTGATATACACAACTGTGACATTGGCACCGCTTGTAATATAACAGGCAATGGACTTGTGACTATTAATGATGGTAATCCATCTTTTGTAACAGTGAATAATGCTGGTGCAAGTGTAATTATCAAAAATAGTATGTCTTGTATTGCCCCATCGGTAATTGCAGGAACATTAAATGTTGTAGATGCCGTAGTAATTGCAGCTGTCACAAACGCTGTCACATCTAGTGCCTCAACTGTGGTCAGTTTAGCCAATTGCCAAATATTAACTTCAGCATTAACTGCCGTTGCTCCAGTTTCTTTATCAGGGTTTTATTCATTTTTCAACTGCGTGTTTGATAAACCAAACTCAACCCTGGTAGCCCTGTCAGCGACAGGTGGTTCAACCAATTCCGTTGATTACTTCCAGTACATCAATGCTGATAGATTGATACTAGCATCAGGTGGGCAAATAACATTCCCAGATGATACAGTACAGACCACTGCTTACCCCGGTATCACCACAGTGGCCAAGACTGGTGTAGTATTACCGACAACTACGGGTGTTGTGACCACACTGGCCCACGATTCTGTGCTGACCGGGCTAACTGATGCTACATACGGTCCGTTTACATTAGGTGTAGTGACATTCAGTGTTGTAGTATTTGGCGGAGTTATCAATTCAATTAGTAGCCTTAGTTCTAGCGGTGATGTAACGGTTGACGATGCGATAGGCCAAATGCCTGACACCTTTGTTGGTGGGCCCGGTGGAACTACTATTACTTGGACGATTGGCAGTGTAGTACAGGAAACGCCAATAGCCATAGACCTAACAAAAACAGTCAACAAACTATCAGACGGCTTATACACATTAGCTGACGGCGTTGAAGGACAGATCATGTACCTAGTGGCACAAAATGGTGTTGTTCCGACTGACGTAAGTGTATTAGTTGCCAATAGTCGTAATATAGGCGTTGGCACATTGTTGCCATTCAGCGTATACGACAATTCTGATGATAGTTATTATGGTAGTATTGGTGGCATCTGTACTTTAATCTTTACAGACGGTGCTTGGCAACAAAGTGGCGGAGCGTGGGAGATAATAACTTAACCTATGACTATAATCTTAATCACACTTTTAATGACGCACTTGACTATAGTGTCAGTTACGCTGTACCTACATCGCAGTCAAAGTCATAGAGGTGTTGAATTCCATCCTGTACTAAGTCACGCTATGCGTTTTTGGCTATGGCTTACAACTGGCATGACCACTAAACAGTGGGTGGCGGTACATCGCAAGCATCATCAGAATACAGACGTGGAAGGTGATCCACATAGCCCACACGTATACGGCATATGGCAATTAGTCTTTGGGGGAGTCAAGTATTACAATCGTGCAGGCAGTGATGCTGATATGGTTATGAAATACGGCATGGGCACTCCTAAAGACTGGATCGAACGCAAACTTTATACACCCCACCATCGCCTGGGCATTCTTCTAATGTTGGTCATAGACTTGTTGTTATTTGGGCCATGGGGATTTCTAGTGTGGGGTGTTCAGATGATATGGATACCATTTTTTGCGGCGGGTGTAATAAACGGCGTCGGACATTGGTGGGGCTATCGCAACACTGACACCAATGATAAAAGTAAAAATCTAATGCCATGGGGCATATGGATCGGTGGGGAAGAACTACACAATAATCACCATGCAGACATTGCTAATCCCAAGTTTAGTCAGAAATGGTATGAATTTGACATAGGATGGTTTTATATACGCACTTTAAGTCTGCTGGGTTTGGCAAAAGTGCGAACCAGCTAAATATAGTATATGAGAGCGAACTATGGCAATACAAACTATTAATCTAGGAACTTATGCAAACGACGGCACTGGCGATGATCTACGTGTAGCATTCCAGAAAGTCAATGCTAATATTTTAGAACTATATAGCACAGTCTATGGTGCTAATGTAGGATCAGTTCCACCTATATCAGGTGTTGAACAAGGCGAACTATGGTGGAGTACTGTAGAAGGTAGACTATACGTTTATTATAACGGTGCATGGGTTGATGCAAGTCCAGAAGACGGATTTGTAACTTATGACATCACTGCTGAAACTGCAACTGGTGGTGCCAGTGTAAGATTAAACGGTACAGATTTATCTCAAGATAGTATTAAATTTGCATCCAGCACAAACGTAACAGTTACACAAACTGACGCAAACACTATTACTTTTAGTTCTGAAAGTTTTACTGGTAATGTAACTGGTAATTTATTAGGCAATGTACAAGGCAATGTTGTTGGTAATCTTATTGGTAATACCAACGGCCTACACACTGGCGCAGTCATTGGTAATGTAACTGGCGATGTGCTTGGTGATACTGCCGGTCTACACACTGGCGCAGTCATTGGTAATGTAACTGGCGATGTAACTGGTGACACTACTGGAACACATACTGGCGCAGTTATCGGAAATGTAACTGGTAATTTATTAGGTGATGTTACAGGTAATGTTATTGGCAATTTATTGGGTGACATCAGTGGCAATGCTGGATCAGTTACCAATGGCGTATATACTACAGGTGATCAAACTATTGGTGGTACTAAGACTTTTAGTAACACAATCAGTGGAAGCATAACCGGAAATGCTGGATCAGTTACCAATGGCGTATATACAAATGGCTCATATGCTGATCCAGTATGGCTTACATCAATTGCAGGTAGCAAAGTAAGTGGCGACATCAGTGGCAATGCTGGATCAGTTACCAATGGCGTATATACTACAGGTGATCAAACTATTGGTGGTACTAAGACTTTTAGTAACACAATCAGTGGAAGCATAACCGGAAATGCTGGATCAGTTACCAATGGGGTATATACTACATCAAGTGTTAATGCTCTAGCAGATGTTGATACTATAACTGCTGCTCCTACATCAGGACAAGCACTACTATGGAGTGGGACAAATTGGATTCCTGGTACAATTACGCCAGGTGGTGTAACTAAAATTATTGCAGGAACAAATATTTCAATTAGCCCTACAAACGGCCTCGGTGATGTTACTATTACATCAACTGCAACTAGTGGTGCTGGTGGAAGTTTAGATTTTGGTACATTTAGTGCACCGGCGGGCTTTAGTTTAGATTTAGGAACATTTTAAAAGGTTTAGGAGACAACAATGGCATTACAGATTAGAAGAGGCTTAGAAACAGATAGAGCAGTAGTTACTCCTGCACCAGGTGAGCTTCTATTCACCACTGATCAAAGCAAATTATATATTGGGGATGGTGCAACTGCCGGTGGCACACTTATCACCGGCAGCGGTATTGGCAACCTTGTTGAAGATATCACTCCTCAATTAGGTGGTGATTTAGATATTAACGGATATAAAATTGTTAGCTCAGGTAATGGCAATATTGAACTAGACCCTGCAGGTACAGGTACTATTATTCTCCACGGGAATTTAACAATCGATACTAATGGAAATTTCACTAAAACTGGAAATTTAAACTTCTCACCCGTTGGTCTTACTACAATAGGTAGCAATGTATCATTAGTTGATGGTAATTTGGCGCTTACTCGAAATTCTTACTCTAGTACAACCGGGCAAGGTTTTACATTTTCACAGCATCATGAAACAGCCGATGCTGTAAATTTTACATTTTACAGAACTAGAGGAGTCGGATCTGCCCCAACTACTGTAGTTAACGGTGATGACATTATTGATATTAACTTTATTGGACAAACTACTTTACAAGCTGCTGTAGCAGCATCTATTGGTGTTACAGTTGACGGGATTCCAAGCACTACCCGAGTACCTGGTAAAATTACATTTGCTACCGACAACGGGTCATCTCAAGCAATTCGAGCAGAATTATCAGCAGTAGGTGTGTGGAAGGTTAACAGTATTCAAAATTTGAGCGGAACTGATCTAACTCTTACTGCTACAACAGTTAACGTTGCTGGCAATATGCAAATTAATGCACAGGGCGATTTAAGATTTGCAGATACAGATAGTTCGAATTGGGTTGCTTTCCAAGCACCAGGAACAGTAGCTGCTAATGTAACTTGGACACTTCCTGCAGCAGATGGAACATCAGGACAAGTACTTTCAACCGACGGATTGGGCGCACTAAGTTGGGCAACTGCAAGTGGCGGAACAGGTCTAGCATCTCGAACAGCAGTTTCTGAAACTACCGGTGTACTTGCTACCGGAGAAACAACGGGAGTATCAATTACTGGGGCTAAAGGATACATTTTATATAAAATACAAACTAGTGTTGCTGCATGGGTTAGAATTTATACTAGTGTTGATGCTAGAACTAACGATAGTTCTAGAGCAGAAGGTGTTGATCCGCTACCAGGGGCTGGAGTAATTGCCGAAGTTATTACAACAGGGGCATCAACCATTGTTATGTCTCCGGGTGTAATTGGATTTAATGATGAAAGTATAACGTCGTCAAGTATTGCCCTAGCAGTTACTAATAAAAGCGGCAGTTCTTCATTAGTTACTGTTACATTAACTATCTTGCAAATAGAGGCATAATATGTCTATAGCCGACTACCTTCGAAAAAAAGAATACATTGTATCAGTGAATGATTTTCAAGATTTAGAATCCATTTACGACGATTTAGAAACTCAAGGTAAAGCACCTCCAAACATAGAATTAACTCGGAGTGTTGATTGCCTACATCGAAGAACTACTAGCAGAAACACACACTATTTGCTAGCAGACTGGGAGGCAGATGCGTTAAAAAATGACCCACGTATTAAATCAGTAACTCTTGCGCCGCGTTATCTTGGAATTAAATCTGGCATTAATAATATAGTACAAACATCAACAGCATGGGACAAGTCTGGGACTACCAGTAACACTATGAAAAATTGGGGATTGCTACGATGTGTAGAAGGTGTTCAGAGATCAGGATGGGGCGGAAGTGGATATTCAGGCGGCGGCGTCGGTACTCCTGCACAAACTGGTACCATTAATCTCACACAAACTGGACGTAATGTTGATGTTGTGATTTGCGACTCAAACGGAATTGTATGGAATCATCCTGAGTATGCAGTTAATGCAGATGGCACTGGCGGCACTAGAGCCATCCAGTACAACTGGTTCCAACATAATGCTGAAATTGGCAACGGTACTAACGGTACATACAGTTATGGCGTAGGTGATCACTCAACACACGTTGCTGGTACAGTTGCTGGTAACACACAGGGTTGGGCCCGTAATGCTAACATCTACAATCTATACTATGATACAGGAACACCGGTTAGTGAGTTTAGTCTAGTCTTTGATTACATTAGAGCATTTCATAGAAATAAAACTGTTAACAATGATATAGGTCGCAAGAATCCAACTATTGTTAACAACAGTTGGGGTATGAGTATTTTTCCTAGTGAATGGTCTTTTAGCGACATTACAGCAGTAACCTATAGAGGGATTCGTTACACACCCGATGTAGGCTCTCCTACCTTTACTGGGTTTAGCGGTGTATGCACTGCAAATGAAAGATTGGCTTTACTTGCGGGTTTTGAAAATCATGGAAATAGGATTACCACTGCTGGACCATATACACCTCCAGGCGGCAGTATATTAATACAGCCGATTACATGGACTCTAGAAGGCCAGCAGGCATATTTTATTGATCTTTCACAACCCAACAGCACTTACCAATTAACTGTTCAAGGTCCAGCAGATTTAGATCTAATACACAATGT